GACCGTTTAGGACACGTGGTGTCTCAACGATGAAAGCGCCTTCGATAACGCCTACTGCACCAGCAACGAACGGTGTACGCTCAACGTACTTTGTTAGCTCCTGGAATCCACCTGTACCAGTTTCAGCGCGAAGATCGGCTGACTGACGTGGGTGTAGGTATGCAGCATATAGTTCACCCATACGAGGCAATGCCTTGTTTGTGCGTAGTGATACAACAGCGTTACGGATATCCGCAACTGTCATTGTGTCTACTGGTAGAACTGCTGATGATGCAGTTGGTGCAGTTCCTGAAGGACCGTTTGAGTAGATTACGTTAGTTCCTGCTGACAGGACCTGACCTACTACGTTGTCAATAGAGTCTGCTGCGTTGTAAGCGATGATGTCAGCAAGAGCTGAATCAACATCGTTAAATGAAGTTAGGTTTAACTTCTTTGTTGTTGTAACTGCTGAACCGTATTCGTTCAGTGTTACTGTAACCTGTGATGGGTTACCTAGTGCGATGCTTGAAACATCTGAAGTTTCTGTCAATGTAGATGTAGCCTGAGCCAAATCTGAATAGATTGAGAAAACAACTGATGATCCTGGCATAGCCTGTTGCACTGGCTTAACATCAGCTAGTGAACGCATAACTGGAATGGAACGAAGTGCCATTCTGACATATTGATCGTATGCCGCAGTTACGAGTGCGCTGATGCTAGACGTGGTTGTGGGGGTACCTGTTGGAATTGCCATTAGGTCTAGCCTTTCTTGTTTAGGATCGGATTAGAGTCCAGACAACCTAATAACTTCATCCAGTTCTTCTTTGCTGTTTGCATTTAGCAGTCTTTGCATAATATCTCCATTATGTTCTGGTGATACACCAGAGTCTGCGGAGTTTGTCATACGCTTATATGCTGCAGCATCGTTTGGATTTACGTTATGTGTTGCCTGGTTTTGGCCTGCTTCAATACCGAATACATCGGCATAATCTTCAAGCCATTTAGATACAGACTCTTCAGTTGGGTCTATATCCTGTGGGATAAATGAAGCAATTTTGCTGTTTACCCCGCGAGCTGCGAGGGCATCCTTTATTGTTCTTTCGCGCTGCGACTTATTCAAAGACTCGAACTGAGCCTTAAGCTCATTTAGTTCTTTGTCTTTCTGCTTAGACGCTTTGCGTAGTTGCTTTACTAGATCGTTTGATGAGTCATCCATTGTGAAGTCGTCATCATCCTCGTAGTCGTAATTGGACATAGTGGTCCTTCTCCCTATTAGTTGTTGGCGCAGGCCTCACATATCCTTGGGGCGGGTTATGTGGCTCCTACTCCTGGTCTTATTATCGCTCCACTAGGCCAGTCGTTCTAGTGGCAGGCTTTTTATTTAGTAAGTTCCAGCGCGATCTCGTACTAATGCGCCAGAAGACAATCCGGTTTTTCCACCGAATGTTGCTTGTTCTAGTCCAGTAATCTTTTGACGTTGCTTACGTGCTTCTTGAGCACCTGCTAACTTAAAGACTTCTGTTTCTGCAGTTGCTTGGCTATATGGATCTTCTCCATAGATAGCTGCTAATTGTGAGCCACGTTGTAGTCCACCTGCAATAGTTCCAAATCCTTGCTGTGCTGATTCCTTGGTAATGCCTGCGGCACGTAGTTCATCTGCACGTGCTAAACCAGTTTTTAAGTCTGCCTGAATTGCAGCTCCACCAATTTCAGCATTAGTCACCTTGCGCTTAATTGCATCTTTTGCATTTGTAGGATCAAGAACATAGGCAAGTATGTCGCCATTTTGAATATCTGGATAGAACTCTTTAAGCGCTCTCAGCACTTCTGGGTTGGCATTAACAACACGTTGCTGAGCTGTAGCAATACGATCTTCTAATTCTATGCTGTCTACATCACTAGCAATCAACTTATTAAACCCTTGTTGTGAAGTAACTCCAGTTACTGGGTCAACTGTCTGCTTCCAGTAAGTACTAGGCAGACCATAGTTACGCATAACGTTCTGGTATTGGTCTTCTAGTGCAATGTATGCTGCTGGGCTTAATGCTCCAAGTCCTGCTTTAATGCGGTCCTTGTTTGCGCTAAAACGATTTTGATATGCAGTTGTATTTTGCAGCTTAATAGAAAACTCTGATGGATCAAAAGAGTTATCAATTAGATAGTTCTTAATATCAGAGACTAGGATACCTAAGCCATACTTATTAAACTCTTCGTAAAGAGTGTTGTACGCAGAAACACGTTCTGCTTTCTTTGTAGCAGCAACAGTATCTTCCATAGGATTGCCTGATGTATTACCAGTTAACTGAGTAACTAATCCAGCGCTATTTGTGCTGGTTGAAGAACCATCACTGTATTTTGTAATAGTATTGCCATTAGGATCTTGTGTTGTATTAAGTATAGTTTTATCAGTTGTCCCAGCAACTGCGCCACCACCAGTAATATCACCAGGTGTGCGCATAAAGAAGCGCTGACCAACTGGATCGCCTCCTGCTGACTTTGTAAATAATGAATCTATTTCATATTGAACAGCGTCTCTTTTTGGACCTGCTGGTGCTGCAAATAATTGTTGTTGTAATGCCTGCCACTGGTGCCCCAGACCAACAGTAGGTTCTAAAACTTTTGGATTAAAATAAGGATTTGGTTTTTTACTAAATTGATTAGTAGCAGGATCATAATCATTGTAAGTTGGATCAGTTGCACCTAATCGGCTATACTCTATAAAGCGTGCATTAAAAGCCTGTGCATCCAAGTAAGCATTAGGTGCTTGCGCAGGTTTACCCGTTGCTCTTTGCATATCATTTTGTTCTTTCATATACGCCAGAAATTCAGGAGTACCATATGTGTATATTGGTTCTTTACCTGTTATGCGTCCACCAGTTAATGCTTGAATTTGTTTTGCTGCATACGCATCATTTGATGCTTGACCAGCCAGATAAGGTGCATATTCTGCGTCAGACATTTTAATGTCTTCTCGCGTACTAAGAGATGTTACCCCACGTGGAAGTGCTTGGGCGCCAAAGGCTGGTCCCTTAGCATCTTCTTTTGCACGTTGTGCAATTGCTTCTGCTTCGCTCTTTAAGCCAAGTCTTTGTAAGTATTCTTCATAAGAAGTTCGTAATTGGGCTGCAGTACCTCTTTGAAGTTCTTCCCATTCAGCACGAAGCATCGTTCCAGTCTGATAATATCCGGCCATTGTTTACCCCATAAATCCAAAGTCTTGAAGAACCTGTTTAGTAGCATTTGCTACCTGGCTCTTAGCTTTATCTGTGTACTGCCAACGATCATCCTTGCGTAGTTGCTTGCGTAGTTCTGAAAGGCTTATATTACCGGAAAGAGCGTTTTGAACGTTTCTATCTGTTACATCAATAGATGTGTAAGGTAACTCTAACTCATCAGCTATTGTTGCTCGATATGGACTAATGATATCAGTTAAGTCATTACCTTCATCAATTAACTTCTTGGCCCATTCTGGCAGAGCAGTCTTTGCGTAGTTACGAATCATCTGATTAAAGTTTTCAATGGAAGCACCAGATTGAAGTTCTTTAATAACTTGGTCAATAGTGTCAAAGCCAAGAACCTTTGGAAGCATATCAACCGACACACCATTACGAGTAGCAGTTCTGAGTAACGTGCTGTAATCAACTGCCGGTGCCCCACCAGTTTTGCCTGGTGTAAATGGTTGTTTAGTTGATAGTTCATCAACAATTGTTAACTCATCAATACCACGAAGGTAGTAATCATCAAGCTGAGCATCTGTATAAGTGATGCCTCTGGATTTAAGTTTAGGAATAAGGGCAAGTTTCCAGCTTTTCAAACGCTCTTTGAAGAGGTCGCTGTTTTCCAACTGCATTAAGTAACGATCTCTAGCGTCAGTGTCTAGTTTTGCCCACTTGGTCTTAAATAAAAGATCTGCTGCTGCAGTTTTATTTGTTTTGTAAAGATCAAAAACTTTTTTAAGTTCTGCTCCATAAATCTTATCTAGGAGAAGCGCTTCACCAATTCCAAATTTAGATAGTGCAGCTAAGCCAGCAGCAATCTCTGCATCAGTTAATTCCTTTGGTGCTACAGGGTTGGCTGCTGTATTATTTAATACCTGTGTGTTAGCAACGCCCATATTGGCAGCAATACGTGGGTCATTCTGGCTTGTGATTGGGTTATTAAATGACTTGATGTAAGCTGCTTCTTTGGCTAGTCGTGCCTTCTTCTGTGCTGCTGTCTCAGCCATTTGAGCCTCCTAACGTATTGAACATCCAAGTTGTAAAATCAACACGTTCTTTACGTGCTACCTCTTCAGGTGTCGCCTGACGGATAGCAGTCTCTGCAGCAGTTGCTACTTTTTCTTGAGAGAAAGCCGGAGTAGTAACTGACTTATTTTCTAATTTTTTGGTTATAGGATTTACAACCTTGGATGTTGTAGTCACAGCACCAGTACTAATCATCTTATCAATAGAACTTTTAAGATCCTTATACCACTTTTGTGTTTTATCTTGTTCAGTAATAGCCTGACCACGAAGAGTTAGTGATACATCATCAATCATCTTGATGCGATCTGCTTCTGTGTACTGGTAAATCTGACGCTGTGGCAATGCTGCTGCTTTAGCGGCTGCATCGGCTACGTTTGCAGTCTTTGCTGTTGAGCGAAGGAAATCTTCAATGCTCATAGTCTTGACTATTGGGTCTGTTGAATAGAAGATGTTCTCAGCTAAACGACCAACCCAAGCACCAAGAGTATTAGGGTCATCAATTGTTTTACCTGATGCTGCTTTTACTAAACTCTTAATTGAGTTGTAAGCCTTTGGGTTAGTCTTTGAAAGAGTAACAATGTATGGGGCAATCTTAACTGGGGCAAGAGTTAGTTCCTTGCCTTGGTCTTGAATACCGAACCCAAGGATTAATCCAAGAGTGCTTGCAGTACTTGTGCCAGAATTAAACCCAAAAGTAGGCTTTGGTGTTGCGTTGTCGCCAATTACATTTGGGTTGCCTATACCGTCTGGCTTCCAAACGGTTAACTTACCAGTACTGTCTTTAGTCCAAGACATTAGTCAATCACCTCATAGTTGTCGTTTTCTAAGTAGCGTGTGTACATATCACCGAATCCATTATCCCATAACTTCATCTGTAAAATGTATTCATCCCAGTCATTTTTAAGATCCGCATTGGCTGGATCTGAAAGACCTTTGGTACCTAGATTTGCTTTACGGTTTGCAAGTTCGCGAGCTAAGTAATCACGATTAAGAACATAATCAGAAACTGCTTGCATTGTGTTTGTTTTACCGTACTGACCCATCCATTTTTCATCTTGAACGATCTTAATAAGACCCTTGACATAACGCTTGGTTTTTGTAAAGTCACCTACAGAGTTATCGTAGGCTTCTTTCCAAGCTGGTAGATAAGTGATAATAGATTGAACTGATTTTTCCCATTCATCTGCAATACCTAGTTGTCGAGCAGCCTCTGAATTAATGCTTTTAATTCCGTACTGAGCAAGGACTGCATCGCGTTGCTTTGCAAACTTTGTATAGTAGTTCCAACCAAGACTTTCTTCACGATCAGCTAAGATGTCTTCAGTAGCACGGCGTTCAGTGTATTTAATCTGTCCGCCAGGACGTACTGACTTATCACGGAAATAGTTAGCAGCAGCCTCTGAATACTTATCTTGGTTGTTGCCAAAGTTAGCAATAAAACCTACTAAGCCTGGAGTGTTAAGCTTATCCATTTCACCCAGTAAAGCATTGTACTTGCGCTGGTTTACTACAGCACCTGATGTTGTAAGCAAGTTAGTTGTATTCTTGCTAGTAGGCGCTGTCATAATATAACCAATATCACCGTACTTATCAAAGATGTAGTCGTCAACCTTTGTTTTTCCAACCTTTGGATCTTGCAAAGCGCGACGGTAGTCATCAATAATTGGTTGCCATTCAGGACGGAATGTAAATGTAAATGGCAACGTCAAGTTTACAGCCATACGAATCTTGTAGATTTGCTGGGCTAGTTTAATTGCATCTTTGAAATCAGGCTGTGGGCCTTGGCGACCATTCTGATCCCACTCGTAGTACTGGGTCTTCATAGCGCTACCAACTGCATTTGCAAAACTTGGGTCATCTAAACCGCTTTTTAGCGTCTCATACTTTTGACCTGCTGCTGGAAGCAATAACTTCCAAGGATCTGCTGGGGCTTTGCCAAATGGCAAAATACTATTCATAATAACAGTAGCTGTTGTTTCACCAGTGAACTCTACTAAAAAGTTTCTTGCACTATCAATCCGGTCTGGACGTGAATTGGCAATGAGTGATGCTGGAAGAGTTACAGGTATTCCAAATGAAGGAGCAAGAGGATTTTCTCCTGTTAGGAATACGTTAAGACTGTTCTTAGGAATAGATATTTGATATCCCTTTGGGATGCCCCATCTTCCTTGTACGCCTTCTGGAATTGTAAACAGTAGATACTGCTGAACTGATGGTGGCGTTCCTGGTGGAACTTCCTTGCCCTCTTCATCTACAACTGTAGCAATACGGTTTGGAAGGTTCCAGATTTGTGATGCACGAGCAATACGTGAAGGATCTTGAAGGAAGAACTTTCCGTAAACCTTAACAGCGTTATACTGTGCATTAAAGAATGGAACCAAGAAACGCATTGTTGTTGAGATACCAGTATTGTTCGTCATACGGTACAAAGTTTCATTAACAGTTTTACGTGATGCTGAATGTGCAGTACGTTGTAACTGAATAATCAATTGAGGATCTTGAAGGTTCTTACCTAGTCCCTCTGCAATGTCAATCTCAGCTTGAAGATTCTTCTTGTAAAGTCTTTCATAGAAAGGCCACGCTACAAGATTGTTTTCAGGTGTAGAACCAATAGCTTTGAATACTCCTGATATAGCAGTATTGATGGAACTTTTAATAATTCCCTTATCATAACGCAAGGTATCATCAACAAAAGAACGTCCAGCGATAGGTGCAAGATTTGGAGCACCACGCATCAAGGCATCAAATTGTTCTGGGCTTAATTCTTCACGTGCAACAAGTGCTCGCATTTGCTGATCTGGAAACAGTTTGTAAATACGAGAACGTGCTTCTGAGATATGAGATCTAAGTTGGTCTGAAGCAACATCAGCATTGATTTCACGTAAGTAAAATTTACCATCACGACGTAACCATCCAGCGATTTCACTGTCACCCTGTCCCTGAAGGATACGCATAGCAAGTTGATCTTGGCGCAAGATACGATTAGCAAATACTGACATCTCGTTAAAGTATTGAGGATCAGTAGGTTGAACTACCGTACGGCTTTGGCTTAACTTTCCTGCATAGCTGCGTGACTCAATACCCTTCATAGCATCGTATGAAAGGTAAGTCTGTCCTTCTGTCATCCAGTTAAGTGTGTTATCACTTGCTGCATCTTGACGATGCAAGATACCATTAGGGCCTGCAAATGCTCCGTTAGCCTCTATCTTTACACCAGATGGTGATGTATATAGATCTTGTCCTTCACCAGAACGAACAATTTTAAGTTCAGCACGACGTGTTGTTAGTTTCTGTGATTGAACAATTCTATCAAGGATTTCGTTGTCATACTTATCAACCATATCTTGGTAAATGCGGATACGGTTCATCTGTTGCTCACCTAAAAGATCAGCAATATCTTCATAGTTCATTCCCTTAGAAATCTCATATGAAGTAATAACACGGATATCAGGTTGTTCAATTGGACCTTTACCACGCATCTTAAACTTACCAGATGCTTCTAACTCATCTGCTAAAATTGAAGAAGGCAAACCTTTACGTGTTTGAATATCTGGAATTGCACCCTGTGGTAAACGAGTTTGCTTTCCAGGAATCTTGTAGAAAACTTTTCCACTAGGAAAATCTGCATAAACTAAAGTTGTGCCTTTAGGAAGATTTGGAACTATCTCCTGACGCACATACTGGCCATAAGCCTTAGCTTGTATTTCCTTAAACTTGTCCTTATCAGCACCAAACAAAAGACCCTTTTGATCTTTCTGCTTCTTGCTTAATTCAAAGTAAATATCACGCTGCTTCTGTGTTAGCAAAGGCTTTGTCTTAGATGATAAAGCTAGTTCAACCATTCCTGGGTCAACTGCCTTGCCAAATGTACCTGCAGCGCCAGCGTAATACTGTGTAGGTGTGATCTCATCTAATATGCTATTACGCACATCAATAGTCTGGCTACGTTGAGTTACTAACTTGCCAATCTGGTCACGTAATTGACTTGGGTTCTCTAAACCAATTGTCTCTTCAAAAAAGTTTGTAGCTTTAATGGCACGAGTCTTAGTGTTAGATGCTAGGTTTTTAATCATACCATCTGTTTTAGCAAGAGCACCTAATGCCAGTGCTGCACGAAGTTGACCGTCAATTGTGTTACGAATTGGGTAACCCATACGTGTAAGTACTGAAGCCTTAAATAAAGAGTTAGCAAAATCAAACATATCTTCTACTTCACCGGCTGCTTGACGTGCCTTGAGTGCTGCCTCTGTAGCCTTTTCTCCATAAGGACGGACATTCTTATAGATTTTAAGGAACTTATCAAAGTCATTAAAGTCCATCATAGGAACCACGTTAGGCATTTCAGACTTCCAAAACGGGGAAGTGATTAACTTGTTTGCATCATCTACCCAGAAACCATTTTGTGAAAAACTATCCATCATTCCACGACGAACGCTGCCATAAACCTTGTACCAGCGCTGTGCTTCTTCAATAGTTAAACCATTTTCAAGTGCAATGATATCTGCAAGTTCAGATTCAATGTTCTCAACTGCAGCCATACGCTCAGTAGCATTGCGAGCATTCATATATTCTCTGGCAAGTTCATTTTTAGTTTCGATATATCTCATATCGCGTAGTGGCTTAACAGAATTAAGCGCATATTTAATCTCACTATATGAATCTGCTACAGGGCCACCGTCAATACGTACAATTCCACGTGGTAACTTGTTAAACGCTGCTTGAATAACTACAACTGGACGAGTAAATGCAGACTTTTGGAACGTTTCTGTGTAGAAACTGAAATCGTGATATAGGTCAGATGCTCTAGCACGTGCCTTTTCAACTGCAACACCGATATTTTTGTTAAATAGGTTAACATCGGCTGCTGATGTGTACTCATTGATAACACGGTAGTCACCAATAGACTCAGACATAGCACGTTCTAGGTTAGTATCGCGTAATTTAAGGTCATCAAGGACTCTGCTTAGACGATCATACTCTTCAACTGTAGGAAGATGCTGTTCAATGTTAACTCCAGCGCCCCACTCAATAGTGTTGTAGCGCTTTTGAATAGGATCTAAGATATCTTGAGAACGTTGAATCTCATCTGCAATAGATGCGCGAGTAAGTGCAATCTTGTCTAATGAGTTTGTATCACCTGCTGCTGCTGCAATAAAATTTGCTACATCCTCGTAGGTTTTTGCTTCGCCAACAAGACCTGCCATTAAAAATGGGTTAGTAGTATTTCTAATAAAGATATCATCTGCTGCTTCTGCAGCGTTTTTGCCAACTAGACGTTGAGCAACAACACCCATTGGGGTTTCGCGTCCAACAACACCGTTAGACTTTACATACATACCGTGAATATCAAGTTCTGAACGAAGACGAACAATGTCTTCTGCAGATTCAATAGGACGAATAAATCCTGCTATACGAGCAGCCTTAAGAGCTTTACCTCCAATGACTAATGGATCTGCAAACCAGTTAACCAATCCATCAAGACCACCACTTGTAAGTTTTCCAAAGACGTTATCTGTAAATGTTTTCTTACGATCTGATGGAGAAGCAATGTCAAATTCAGGATTAAAAAGTTCTACATAAGGTGCAGTAATTGCCTGCCCAGGGCTAACATTTTTTGCAAGCTTCCAGTTCTCTACAAGGTTAAGACCTTCACCTGCAACAACATCAGCACTTACAAGAGCAGTCGCGCTAATAGGTTGTGATATCTTTGGGTATGCCCATTGGTAGAACTGATCTACTTCTTTCAAACCAAGGTTAAATGCAGTATCTAAGCGTATTACTTCTGCTGGCTTAGTAACGGTACCAACTGCCTTGGAACCTATATTATTAGAAAGTTCACCAATGGTAGCTTTAGGTTTGTCCGCAATAGTAGGAATGCTTACACCAGGAGATAGCTGACTTGCTTGCTTTTGAGCAAGACCACCAGCGAGGGAAATACTTGCTTGTGGAACGGCACCAACTGCGTTACCGACTGCGTTACTAATTGCTTGTTTAATAGAATCCCAATAGTTAGGCACAGTTATGCCTCCCGTGTTAGGTAATCTATAAAGCCATCTCTGTCATAATCTGATTCCCAAGGAATTTGTGCAAGCGAAAGTATGATGCCTGGGTGGTCATAACCTAGTGCATCAACAAACGCTGTAACATCTTTAACAAATTGCTTCACATATTCCCCTGTAATGCACGAACAAAAATTCTAAATGATTGTGGCGTATCTGGAGCTGATGCCATTGCATCAAGTGCAGGAAGGTATCTTGCAATTATATCTGCTTCGCCTTGCTTGCTCTGATTCATCATCAAAGCATCTGATCCTGGTCCCGCGCCCATATCAATACCTGAAGTGATTGGACTATCTGGTCGCTCAGTTGGTGCAAACAATTCTGTTCCTGCTGCTTGTGATGCTGCCTGACGCACATCTGAACCACGAGCACCGCGTACATCAGCGGTCTTAGCAAGCGGAGCGCCAGACTGAATCGCCTGCGTCTCAACGCCTTCACCGTATCCTGTGGAACCCATTTGAAGATTATCGGTACGTGTAGAGAACTTACCTGGGCCTGCTGGTCCAGCCAGTGGATTCATCATACTCACTGTTTGTCCTCCTCTAATTTTTCTAAATCTGCTGTCATATCTTCCCAAGCTCTATTAGTTTGGGTAAGATGATTTGATTGGTAAATTGATAATTCCATTAGCTCACCTGTAAATGTTTCAATAGATGATGCTATGTTGTGTAGAAAACCTATACTGATAACTACAAAGTCAAGAAAGCGCACTGGGCGAGAAATATAATTATCATCTTTCATCGCCCAGTACACCCTCCATTAAAAGTATTATCCCTTTTTGACTGCGTTTCCGCGTCGTCCTGCTGGCATCATTGATGGTACTACCTTGCCTGGTCCTGCTGGCTTGGAAGTATCCTTCTTGCCTTCGACGGCCTTTGACATTGGTGCTGCTGCACGTGATCCTCTGTTCATATTACACCTCCTCTGATTATGCTGCGCCGGTGATACCAGCTAGTAGTTGGGCTATATCTGGACGTTGACCAGCAGCAGGGGCCATACCACCTTGTTCTTGTGGAGGTTGCGCTGAGGCTGGGGCGGGGGCCGCACCTGCCGCTGGAAGTTGTTGTTCCATACCTGGTGCCATCGGTGGCATCTCTGGGGCTGGAGGAGGTGGTTCTGGCATAAATGCTTTTTCGATAACCGCTTCTAGCGATTGCCCCTTTTGCCGACCTTGGATAACAGTTGCAATGCGGGTGATAATCGAACTAGGGTCTTGGCCTTGCGCTGCGAGGGCAGGAATTGCCTGAGCATACTGTGCAACAGCAACACGCAAAGAATCGCGCATCTCTTCAATATCAACACGTTGTTCCTCCTGAGTTACATTCAAGTCCATTGGAATCTCACGGCGTACATAGTCACGAGATACGAGCTTGTCTGAACGCATTTGTAGTAATGCAATGATGGCACGGTTTGGGTCCATACCAGACATAATTCCGTAACGTACATCTACACCGTACTCACCCTTGATATCACGAGATGGTGTGTACTTGAGAACGTAAGGTGTTCCGTCATCTGTTCCCTTGATGGTCTTTGGAATACCACCAAATACTTTCTCATCTGCTTCAAAGCAAACTGAAACAAGTTCTTGGAACATACGAGCAAACTGTGCTTGTGCTGACTTGATCTGTGTATCAAAGCCTGCTTGTAGTGCTTGCACACCGCGACCAGTAACTACTGATGCATCAATGTTACCTGACCGAGATTCAGGGTAACGAGCACCAAGGCGTAGTTCACGCTCTAGTACGCTGGACTCAGTAAAGACTCCAGGTGGTAGTTCTAGTGGAACACGACGAATACCTTGTGGGTTAGCAGAACGCATAATTGCGTCTGGACCAAGTGCCAACTCTTGCACATCTTGTGGAATAGCAATAGGTGCTTGGATAGATTTTTCTGCTGCTTGGATCTGTAATACTGCAAAGCGAGCACGAGCAAGTTGAACTGATAGAACATCATCAAACTGTCCACGTGCTTCACCATCAAGTGATGAACGCATAACGACAGATGCCATTGGCTTATTTAAGATGTTAGGTGTACGTGCTAGAACTAAGTTCTTGCGCTCTGGTAAGTACAGTAGATCTTGGTCCTTGTCGTGGTACTTGACCATTGAGATATAAGGAGAAGATAAAGCATACTGGTTCTTACCTAGAATTAAATCGTAATACTCTGGGTATTGTGCAGCTAGTGTCTCTGCATCGGTAACGATAACCTGAGTTACAGACATTACGCGACCATAACGATCTAACTCTGGGTAGGTACCAAATGGGTTGAGCATACGGATACGAGGATTATTGTCCTCAAAGTCCATCTCAACCATACCAATACCAAGACCATAGGTGTTATACCAGTCTGCTGCTGTGTACATCTGCAGTTGTAGGTCAGAGTTTGTTACATAAAAGTTTGCAATACGAGTTCTAGTATCTGCTGCCTTACGTGCTGCATCTGAAACCATATTGGTTGCAGAGCAGTTAAAGGATGGCAATGGTGCCATCGCTTCTGCTAGATCTCGTGCTGCGACGTCAATGAAGTTTGCAACCAGAGGCTTTGGATATTCCTCTGAAAACATTGCAGGATATACCTTAGAGATATCTCCCTGACGCACCGAGAGCACATCACGCATACGTTGATCCCGCGCTGATGAGCGAGTACGTAAGCGTGCGAGCTTAGCGTCAACTTCTTTGACTGATAACAATATGGGGTCCTTACTTCTTCTTTTTCTTCTTGGCGTTCATTTCAATGATTTTGGCACGCATAGCAGTTTTTGATTTGTCGTTAATGATTTGACGTTCTACTTGCTTTGCAGAACCCATACCAGCATCTCCGTAAATTGTTTTTGTTTTACGACTTGGTACTCTAGCTCCATCTTGTGTAAAATAATAGGCAGGTTCTTCACCAACTTTTACTGGCTTAGTAAGTTTTGCAGCAGTCTTTGCTGCTCCACCTTTTTTAGCCTTTTCAAGTTCATACTTTGCATAAGCAGTAGTTCCCTTACGAGGTGCTTGAACTAAATCTGCTGTAATTTTTTTAGTTGTTTTAGCAACAGGTTTCTTAGCCATAGATTTTACCGTATTTCTTTTCAAGGAGTTTTTTCATTGCTGCATCCTGTGGAGTCATCTTTGTTGGACTAGGTGTTGGCTTTGGCTTTGGCTTTGGCTTTGGCGTTGGCTTCTTTGCTACTGGCATTTATATCTCCTTAGATGAATGTACGATCTTTTTCGGCGAGCAATTCATCTATGTTGATAACTGTTCGCTTGCCTCTTTCATAACGAGAGAGGAATGGATTTTTCATATGGTGGGTCGCGTGGATACCTTGGCTCAGCATCTCGCGTGCTCTGATCTCACAGAACCACAAGGCCATCACCATATCTGTCTTACCTTTAGTAGTAGGTGACCACGTAATCAATTGCTCGATGAGCGCCTTGATGTTTTCAGTCTGGTCACTAGGTAGGTGAATAAGGTTGTCGCGGTGGTGCTTGCCGTCAAATTGTTTTGTGCCAAACAAGGTGGACATAGAAGCAACACCGAAGCCGGAGTCCCACTTGTTGTTTCCAGTATGGTGCTCTCGCAGTAGCACACCCCTGGAGGCAAGGTTTGCGCGGATGCCCTCATCTTGCGTAAGGAATGATTGAAAAGCATTCTTCTCTACTATCCACTCACTAGGTGAGTACAGGGAAGTCCAGTCAAAGATTAACTGACGGATTGCAGCAGGCGTTGGCCTAGTAATCTTAATAGCATCAACGATATAGCGTTTATGTGTAGCGCGATCAACAGCGTAACAAACGGCGGCTGTATCACCAACCATAGCGGGATCAAGACCACAAATAAAAGAAAAGCCATTGACATCACGCGGATGGCCTGGGTTACCAGGAACCAAACGACCTGCCTTACGCATACCATCAATAGAACCTCTTACACATACTGGGTCATAGATTGCATCATCTGATATATCTTGCTGTTGATAAACCAAAGCCCAGGTACTTGCATCCATAGCTTGACGTTCGTTGTAAAGGTTACGACCATTCCATCTAGGATAGAGGCCGTCCTCGTTCAAATCTGATTCTGTCTGTCCATCAAAGGGAGCATCGCTAGCAGGCCAGAGGGTTTCCCATTTCTCAGGGTCCTCATCTGTAGTTAAAAGCGCCGGCATCGCAAGGTAGGTCCAAGGGACCAAGCCACCGGGGTAGCGGTCTTCGGAGCGTAGCTCGCGGTATAGGTCAACTGCGGTAACTCGGGTACCTACGATAATCAACTTACCAGTAGGGTTCAAACGAGAGCGCACATCCTGGGTTAACCAGCGGATCTGCTTCTCAAACTCGTTGGCGTTCTTTAATGTCACCGCGTCGTCCACGATAATCATATCGGCACGCTTACCGTAGATCTGACCACCGATACCAACGGCTTCGATGTTCGGGTCCTTTTCAGATGACTCACGGAGTTCATCACCAAAGGTAACACGGGTTGCCTGCCAAGAGGCAGACTTAGAGTTAAACCCTACGCCAGCAGCGTAAGCCTGTTGGAGTGCTTCATAATTTGGATGAGTCAGGCGTTGCTTGATGGCGTAGAGAAAGTCTGCAGCTAACTGCTGGGTCTGAGAGACTATCAGCACACGAAAGTTAGGGTTCTGACAAACCTGCCAAGTGACGTAATCAATGGTCACAGTCATAGATTTGGCGTGGTTTGGCGGGATGTTCAAAAGGATACGGTTATTAGCCAGACCCTTTTCATACTTCATACTGGGGTGTAGCCACCCAGGTTCACGGCCTTCGATCACATCTATTAGATTCTGCTGATGTGGAAAGGTGCGGGAGTGTAGGTACTTCTGGCGGAACTCGGCAAAGGTAAGGTCGTGTACATCAGATGCTGCAAAGGACTTGTCTTTCAACCCAAGGCGGGTTCGGTCAACTTTGTCAGTAAAGATCTTGTCTGTGCGACGGTAGTACTCGTAGGTCTTAATGGACTTACCGGCGGAGGCACAAGCCTGCTCAATAGTCATACCTTCAGCTACACAGCCAAGGATTAATCTCTTGGCAATGTCAGCGCTGTTGTCTGCCATTGTACTCCTTAGATGGGCCGGAATCGGATCTTATCTTTACTAGGTCGAATGTTTCATCTACCAGTAGATAGACCAATCCCCACTAAAAGTACTGGGCAGTTCGGGCTTAGCGCCCGAGGGAGCTACAGCGAACTGAGGGGTAAGTTAGTGCTCGGCCTAGGGGCCTCGCTAGAGGCCAAACTGTCACTGCTCAGGGTCTTTCCCATTAAAGCCCCTTACTATATATAAGGCAGGAAATTTAACGCATTTCCCGTTTTTACGATGTGAGTTGTATCACAGTATATATAACCGCAGGTCAGAGGCTGATCGAGCTTCACTTTAGCAAATATTTTTTGTTTGGGTATATACCTATACCCCGTGCAAAATTCAGCAACGGGGGGTGCCCCTTCCTGCTGCCAGACCCTGTTCCTATGGTAGAGGGTTAGACAGTTACGGGCAGACTGTCTGCAATGTTTGGCAAGGGTTAGAGTGCTTGCTGTACCTCCGGCACTTATTTAATATCCTCCCCTAGCCCGATTAAGTAACCGCCTACCCTTGCAGCTACTAACCGGCGCAGCTATCACCCGATACCGCAGCTCTAGCCCGTGAGCCGATAGCCTTGCCCTACTAGATCGCAGCTAATACCTAACCCCGCAAGCCCTAGACATAAGCGGGCTAACTGTCTACCTTATGGCGTGACTGGTCACCTTAAAACTATGACCGCTTGCCTTGTTGTAAGTGTTGCTTATGGGGCATAGTCGTGTATAGTTACACCCGTAGAGCTACTCACTTACCTACTCAAGCTCTATAGATAAGAGTAAATAAATGACTAACACAATTAAGCAAGATACTAAGCTCTCTTTCCCTTGCAGCTGTAACGGGTGCCGTAACTATCCAACACGCCCCGCCGAGATCTGGCACGAGAGCCAGATAGCAAGCAAGGCGCAAGGGTATTTTTTTACCCGTGACACTATGCGATTCTTTAATAGTAGAATTGCAGACTTTAAGCCCGTAGGGATAAGCCCTAGCGGTGTTGATAGCTTAATGGTTATCGTATCGAATAGGCGTGATGATGATCCCCGCTACTATGAGATCATTACCCTCTGCCCTTACGGGGAGATTGGGCGCGAGTGGGCTAGAGATCAAGAGGGCACACTAATCACACAATACGCGAGCTTAGCTAAGGCGCGAAAGTCTGCCCGGTGGAATTGTACTATCGCCCCGCAGCTCTGCGATTGTCACGGGTGCCAACTAGATAAGGCGGGGCGGTAATGGATAAGTGCGATAAGTGCCAGAATATGGCAAGAGTGACAGTATCGGGCTACTTAGTACCGCGATACTTATGCGCCTTTCACGCTAGTGAGTTATGCGAGAGCGTAGGCGATCAAGAGGGAGCGGTTAAGTTCGCGCAGCTATTAGCCGGCGATAGGTTAAGCGCGTGAGATCGCGTACCTATTACCGTATACGCCTAGCGGTACGCCTATCCTTAGGGTTAGCCCTCTTAGCTCTAATTCTATGGATCGCGGGCAATGTATGGTGGACGGGAGAGGGCTATTGTTTTGGGTCTATGTCTAAGTGCTTAGGTAAAGAGTTCACTAGGTAGGTGACTAGCGCCCTCCCTTAACGGGGAGGGTGTTAGCCCGTACCTAGCGGGGAATTACTAAGTAAAGGGGTTAAATTATGACTATAGTACAAGAGAATAAGATCATCACGGCAGGGCCTAGCCTTAACGCGGTAGAGGTAGAGGGCGCTCTATTGTTAGAGCTATTCGAGGGCGTAAGCTCTCACGCGGGGCGCGATAAGTCCCTGCCTACGCTTAACGCGGTAGAGGTAGAGGGCGGGGGAGGGTTATTTATCGCCCGTGCTACCGATAGATACCGCTTAATCGAGGGCGGGGCAAGATCCCTAGACGGTAGCTTAGATAAGGCGCTCATATCCTTAGACGATATTAAACGCATAATTGCATTACTTAAAGCGCATAAGGTGCACCGTATCGGGCTTAACCGTATCGGTAACGCCCTAACCGTGAGCGCACTAGGCGATAGCCTTACCGTGACACTATTAGAGGGAACCTTTCCACCTACCGCGCATCTATTCGAGGCAAGCGAGGGAGAGACTATAGCTATAGCAGGCGTAGCCTTTAACCCTGCTTACTTTACCGATTACGCTAAGATCGCGGGTAAGGGTGCAGCTATCAAAGTTTACTTTACGGGTAACGGCAAGCCTATGCGGGTCCGGATCACTAGTGACACCATAAATTGGAGAGCTTTACTTATGCCTATGCGCTATCAAGATTAGTTAGTGCGGTAGTATCGTACTCTACTTTTACGGTAGAGTGCGGTACTATCTTACTAAATTAGTAGGATATCTAGACAGTAAAGGGGTTAGATTATGAACGAGGGAGAGGGTAAGTAATGGACACACTAGAGCAACTAATAAATGAGATATACGAGGATAACTATTCTCACTTAGAGTTTGATGAAGCTATGGGAGGTGAGGGCTGCTCTTGCCCTATCCATATCACGCTCAACACTATCGTTAAATACAGAGACAAGGGAGAGGGAGAGTGCGATAAGTGCTCTAGCTCTTATGATCTATCAAGCAGAGATAACCGCTGCGGAGATTGCGGTAATTGCGATACCTGCTGCACACACGAGAGAGAGGATAAGTAAATGAAAGAGTACGGATACTATGTAGAGGAGATCGTAATGGTCTGTCCTAAGTGTGCAGCTAACGCGGAGTATGTGGGTCTGCTGACAGTAGCTGAGGAGGAGGGATACCCTGATGGGTACACTTGTAATGATTGCAACATAGTGATAGGAGGAGAGCTATGAAAGATAGATACCTAGTAACGCTAGAGATAGAGACTTACGACGGAGATCCTAAAAGTTGGAATTGGGACTATATCTTTACGGGTGAGGACGAGATCAAGGTAATCGAAAGTCAATGGAAGGGTAGAGTACTACCCACTAATGAGGGAGAGGGTAATGAAAGTAGTAATGCGTAAAGATTTAGCTGATGAAGGTATGAATATACCTTGTCTGTATCAAGAGGGGGGCTATTTAGACTCTAGCACTATCGCTGAAGCTACCTACTTAGGCACGCTCAATGGAGAGGGTAGTGAGGTAGTACTGCAATTAGCTAGAGGGCAAGGAGGGTATAGCGAGATAGTTATAGTTATGTCTATTGACCTAGATTACATACAAGAGGGAGAGGGTAAATGAAACTGACAGACAAAGAATACGGAACAATCATTTTTGCACTAGAGGAGTATCAAAGTATCTTAGACAAAGAGGGTGATGTTGCTACCCGCAACTATGTCATAGATTTAATACACAAAGTAGACAACAACAAGGGGGAGAGTAATGAATAGCTGGGAACTGAAAGAGGATAGCGATGTATCGTGGTGGCATTGTGGCCGTGCGGGTTACTGGGAAGGGCAAGAGGTCTATTGCTCTAAGTGTCAGACTAAATTAGAGGAGGTAGCGTAATGAGTAATCTAAAAGAGTGGGTAGAGGATCGCCAACAAAATGGTGATGACGGCACAGAATATGAGGGAGATAGTGATGAATAAAGAATACCTAGAGGCTAAAGTAAAGCTATGCCTAGATCAAGCCGAGATTGACATACACCAGCAAGAGATAGCGCGAGCTATCAAGAACCTAGAGCGTGCCAATAGTGCACTATCACGCCTCTTTGGGTTGGACGAGGGAGACAGTAATGAGTAAAGAGTTTATTACTATGGCGCATTACCCCGATAGCTTGGCTTTAATACTAGAGCGACATACACCTAGTTACGGGCTATGCACAGAGTGCAGCTCTTTCAGCACTTATGTACCTTACCCTTGTCCTATTGTTGCGGAGGCTAAAAATGAGTGATGGAAGAGTGCCACGCATACTAGATAATGGAACTAAATTTATGGGAGACAATAATATCTACACCCTGCACCCGCCTAAGTCTGATCTAATTCTATTCTATGAAATCGTGGAGCCTAGTAATGGTATTCGCTGGGGTGGGGGAGAAGCTAAGTCTGCTATCCAATGGCTATTCCTAGCACCGGTAGGCTCACGCCTATTGGTATCAGCTTGGGATAGTGATGAGGAGGACGCTCACTTGGTAGGACAAACGATAGACATAACCGAGATTATCCAACAGGCAAGGGAGGTAGGGCTATGATGTATTGGGTGGGGATAGCGGTAGTAATGGTGATAGTCTATGGACTTATAGTGTGGGAGGACAAGATCAATGGAGAGTAAAGAGGTTAGTGGCAAGCAAGCAATTCATTACCGCAATTACCGGAGAGCAAGAGACAAGGCATTAGTTCGCCTAGCTCACCTGTATCCAGACACATACAAGCAGTTGCTTGATGAACAAAGGAGTTTTGATGAGCAAGAGGGCAAGACTTGGGTTATTGGTAGTAATAGTAGGCTTACTGTGGGTATTCATACCAGAGCGAACACACCACTTCCCTTTGGAGATCCCTCAGATGCAGGAGCGGACGAAGGCTACGATGGAGGAGAAGCGTGAGAATAAAGCACTTGCAATTAGTTACGCAAAAGCACTCGGTTACAGTAACGAAAACATTGACTGCTTACTCACCCTTTGGACCCGTGAAAGCAGGTTTGACCACCTCGCAGACAACCCAAGAAGCACGGCTTTCGGAATTGCTCAGCTCCTTAGAGAGCGTAGTGGAGAGCCTGGTATCCAAATCCTCCACGGTATTAGATACCTTAACCACCGCTACGGAGGGAGTGCGTGTCGCGCTCTCAGCCACAGCGACAGACGAGGCTGGTACTAATGTTTAGATTATGGTTGAGGGTGGGAGTGAAAGCTGGTTGGATCAGCGCACCATACTGTGCAACGCACGATGGCAACTATGATTATATGACTGAGGAAGAGGTCAAAGAGTGGGACGAAGGTGGAGATCCTTGCCACCTAGCTATTTCTTTACTGCAATAAATGCGCTAGGTTTCTAACCCTTTCCTGGCAAAACAAAAAGCCCTCGCCGTAACTGGCGGGGGCTTCTTGCTAGCACTCAGTAGGCGGGCGCCTACCAGTGCGTAAATAATAACACTAGCCACCAGTAGAGTAAAACCCTTTACCTTTGAAGGTGACACCAGGTGAGTCCCACTTACGCACCATTGGTATATGACAATCAAAGCAAGAAGGCTCACGAGGTTCCTCGTGGATAGAGCGTTCAATAGTTAATACTGTGTTGCAATCAGGGCAACGATAGTCATACTGCATTAGAGCTGCACCGCCTCTTCTACTGGTAGATAACCTACTAACTTTGATACCTTGTTAGATCGTGAGAACTCTGTAGTTGCTGGCATCCAATGGTTAAACCACTCAGGTTCTGCAACATCCATTAGGTCAAAAGAAAAGACACCTTGCGGTGTCGAGTTGATGTAGTAGGGGATAAGATCTCGCTCTGCTGCCTGGGTTATCAGCTTGCGATACTTCATCTCCTCTATCAGTAGCGTGGGATAGTGGGTATGTCTACACTTTAACTCAATGTAATGACCTGCCTGTACAGAGATACAGTCAAAGGCATCATAGATACCTGGTGCTTTCTCTAAGTCCGGATAGAAACCTTCACGCAAGAAGGTAAACAATAACTCTTCGTTCATTGCCAAGGACTCACCCCGCCTAGATTATCCTGCAACCTACGCAAAGACTGAGCACACCTACGATCTGCGGTAGAGATAGCGCACTCTAGTACCTGTGCTATCTGTTGCAGGGTAAAGCTCTCGTGATGGCGCATACGCAAGATTGCTTGGTCCTCTTGTTCCAACTTAAGATAGCCACGCTTGATGTCAATCAGGTTAGCAAGCAGGTTGCCACCTTCTGCCGGTGATGATGAACCTTTAGGTTGTCCATCTGAAATCATCTCTTGTGCTTGCTCTAATACTGTTCCATCTATGACTGATGCAATAACAAAGGGTAACAACTGACCAAGTGTTGCTGACTCGTAGTAAGTCTCATCATTAGTTTGATAGCCAGACTTAGCTGCCTTCTCCTTGCGTGCGTAGCGTTCTCCTGCACGCTTCATCTGCCAGGCTATGCGCTGCTCGTTATGTCTGCGCCTATCTTCGATAGGTTCCATTAGATAGACAGTATGATCTTCAACCCTAGTCATAGCCCAAGCCATCAACTCTTGCTTGATGTCATCAAGTTCAACGTGCTTGTTATACCTACGATAGATAGTGTTAGCAACGCTAGGTACTAGGTCATAGATTACTGGGTGTAGTTCAGTCACGAGGCCACTTACCATCTAGTACCATCAGTGCGATAGCACTGTAGTTTAATAAATCAATGAAGCTATCTCGCAGTGACTCGTTCTCTGGTGTAGCACCGCTATCAATCAAGTGGTTGATGCGTGCAGTCTTGTCGTGCATACGCACACGCAAACCATTGAGTGGTCCACCAGGTGAGAGACTGATGTTGGTTGGACCATAATCTTTGTGCTTCTTGATGAGCAGGTTACCTGCACCATCTAAAGTAGACCAGACATCAGCTATGAACGCGTTGGTACTGGGCGTATTGTTATCACTTCGCTTTGCGTATCCACGGAAAGGATCTGGAAGCCCAAATGCTGCAAAGTCTGTAGCATCGTGTCCCACTCTTGTCTTGTCATCATCATACATTAGACTCCCCTATCAGTAATTTTCTTGTGGCATCTATACCATTGGCTAAGTAGTAATCATTGATGTCCATACCTGGTGGTAGTGTAACGATCTGTGAGTTCATTACCTCGTTCGCCACGCGCTTTGCAAACTCAGCTCCAGGGTTAGACCCATCCTCTTTAACATCATTGTCACCTACAACATAGATAGTTTCGTACCCCGCAAATAACTTTGGAAAGTGTGGCTTCCAAGCTGCAACACCTGGTACTCCCACTGCTGGTATGCCTAGCTCACCGCTAGTAACGATGGCATCTAGTTCACCTTCGCATACAACAATATGTGGTGAGTCAAGTGTAATGTCTGTGACATTAAACAGATGTGCCTTCTGCCCAGTAGGTGAACCATACTTAGGCTTGGCATCATCTAATCTTCTAAACTTAAAGCCAACACAACCACCGGATGCGGTGATGTATGGGATAGATAGCCACCCTTCATACATCTCGTGACCATTGATTGGGTTAGTAATAGTTCCTAGTTGAAACAGTCCTGCTGTTTCTTCAGAGATCCCACGTGCGCTTAGCACGGCTAACGCCTCTTGACTTATTGCCTGAGCGTATTGTTGCGCCGCTTCCAGTAGCAATTTCGACTGCGCGTTTAAGGCCATCGTTAAACTCCAAGTTCTCTAATATGCATACTAAGTTAGCTGCATTGCCACCCTTACCGCAGGTATGGCAGAAGTACAGGTTGTCATAGGTATTCATAACAGCAGACCTGCGACTGTCGCTATGTAGGCAGCATCGAACTGATGCGCTCTTACCTTCTCTTACTTCACCACCAAAGTGCGAAACAATGGGACCTATGGGGATTGTGTTTGCATCAACGGGACCTTTGAACCTGCCCGCTTTACGTACCCTGGACCAGTCTTGTGCTGGCATACACACCCCTTATCATCACACTTATCGTGCCAATGAGCTGAACGCTTGTAGTGGGTAAGAGTGTTCTCTTCCCCTGCCTTATGACAGTTCTGGCAGATCATTAGTCAATCCATTTTCCAACAAGAAATTCAAAGTTAATTCCTAAAATTCTGATGGTCATACCATATGGAGTTTCATCCCATTCGTAAACAGATACCCAGAGGATCTGCTTCCATAGTGGTTCTAGTGTAGATACTTCGATTCCATCGAACTTTAATTTCCATATGCTTCCTGTCATTCTTCGACCTCTGCTTCTTCTTTTACTTCTTCTACTGGTACAACTTCTGGTACAAGTATCTCTGATGTTGTAATTTCTCCACCTGGTACTGGCATTACTGTTTCTCCTTTAGCCATTGTGCTAGGTCTTGAATGACCCAGGCTTGATCTATTGATGCGTTGCGACGCTTAACTATTACATAAGAAAGAGGAACTTCCCCAAGACCCCTAGCCTTTGCATAGTTAAGCGCCTCAACTTGCGCTTCTCTCCAGAACTCAGGCAAGGAAAGGGTTGCCCTGTTCTTGAGTTCAAGGATGTAGGTTTCTCCCGCGATAACAGTAACGATGTCGCCCTCATCCTTTGCCCCAGCTTTAGTCAAACGTTCTGCAAGTACCCCCGCCTTTCGGAGCCACTTCATTACATCTGTCTCAAACTGAGAACCTTTAGTCTTGTTGTACTGACTCATCTACCAATACAACCTTGTTGATCTTATAGACGATGTTGCCTTCTTCGTCCTTAACTAATTCGACAACACCAGACTGTAGCAATGCACCAACGAAGTTGGTTAGGTCTACCTTGATGGCATCAAGTTCTGCACGCAACCCATTGGTAGCATCACGCACTGCATCAATCCTAAGATTGTCTCGGTAAGTATTCTTTAGTTCTGAAACTTCTGTCTTTTCTTTTTTCTTTTTTTCTGGAACGTGGTGCATCTGCTCATCGTTAGACATTGTATCCTCCTTGGTATCCTGCAATCGTATCTTTTCTTAACATCCAACCGAACTCATTTTGATCTGAGATCTGTACTGCTGCGTAGTTTACCAGTAGCTGTGCATACTTGCTGCCATCAGCAGTGTGTGCGCCAAATCTATTCTTGACCGGTGCTACCTTAAGTATTCCTTGCGATGGGTCATAGCCCAGTGTAAGTATCAATGCAGGTAACTGACTGACCTTTCCGTGAATTGCTCTGCGATGAGGTGGGTTACTAGGTGACCCATACTCTGACTGTTCTGATACGTGGTGAAGCACCATCACACAGGCCTCAGTTTTGCGTGCCATATCGTGAAGCTCCATCATAATTGCTCTAAGTCCAGCCCATTCGTTGTCCGTCTCGGCGGTGATGTTCATTAAGTTATCAATGACTATCAACTCAGGTGGGTGTCCATAGAGTTCAACATAGGCCCTGATCTCTAACTCCAAATCATCAATGTTTGGAGATGAATCAAAGACCCACTTGATATGTGAAAGTTTTTCTAAATGTGCATTGTAGTACTGGCTATCGTTAGACAGGTTTGCTTCGACTGTCACTTGTGAGTGACCAGATAGATGCGATACAGACCTCATCATTACAGTAGTAGTATCAGTATCTGCGGAGAAGAAAAGTGTAGGAACCTTGGCTTTGATTGCATAGATCAGGGCGAACATAGACTTACCAGCATTAGGTGCAGCAGCTACCATACATACCTGGCCTCTGCGAAACTTAATACCTTCTACTGCTAACCCATTCCACACATCAGGTAATGGCGTAGCTTTGGTAAGCACACCACTCCAAGCGCGGGAAAGATTAAGCAACGCCGTCCTCCTGATTTAATCTAATACCTCGTTGTTGGCGAATACGAAAGCGTTCTCTTGGAGAGAGTCCACCCCATATGCCAAAGTTCTCTTTATGTATTCCCCATTCAGCACATTCTCTGCGATGAGGACAACCTCTACAAATTGATTTTGCATACTGACCATCAGCCAGAGTCATCTGTCCCTGTTCTTTTTCAGGGAACCAGAAGTCACCACCGACAGTTGCACAACTAGGAGCTTCGTATTGACTTGGCTCCCGCATTGGTTATCGAACCCAGATAGTGTCGCACTTATCTGGTGCACCCTTTGGTGTTGGACACATCCAACCCTGCCAAGGACCCTTTGTAGATGTACCTGTCTTGTAGGTCATTGCTCCGTGCTTACAAGTATTACCGCCACCTGATGGTGCTGGCGTTGAGTTTGATGGTAACTGCACTGGTGTGCCACCAAATGCTGCAGCAACTGATGCAACTGATGGTGCTGCTGGTGCAGACTGTGGACCTGTGTAAAGTTCTGCCTCTGTTGACTTAATCAACGCAGCAATCATTGAGATATCAGTGATCTGAGTTTCTAGTTCTCTAATGTTATCTGCATAAATGTTTACTAGTGTTCCATCTTTGTGTGTCTTAAAGTTGATCTGATACTTAGTTGTTTCTGAAGCCATTTACTTTCCTCCACTTTGTTTTACGGATAGTCGCTGACTCTCAGCTCCTACCTTCTTAGGGACAAACCCTAATAGTTTTTCTACCTGCTCACTGTCAACTGACTCGCGTCCTTTAACAGTAGTCCAACTCACTTCGATACCTGAATTAGTAGTACCCAGCACTCCTTCTAGCGATGCCTTCAAAGAATCCTGTCGTGTCTCTAACTCTTTGATCTGCACTGCTAACTGTAAGTACAACAGTGCATTCTTGTCAACATCTGCATCAGCAATGATTACATCACTGACTGGTATACGTTCTTTTTTTAGACCAACGCATCCCATCTCACCTGATGAGTCGTAGAACTTACAGTAGTGCTGGCAGTAACTTGCATCCTTCTCAGGTGCCGGTGCTTCCTTAGCTTCCTTAACAGCCGCTAGCCAACCGAGTGCCTCAAGTGCGATTGATTCGTCGTAGTCCTCAGTGTGAACCTTGACATCTCTTTCATCGCCGTCCCTTGCGATAGCCACAAGTGACACTCGGTTGACCGCATAGCCGTTCTTAGCTAGGAGGTAGCCGTATAGCTGCACCTGCCACCGTTGTTGTGTTGATGGGAAGTAAGAAAGGTTACGCACCTTGCTTGTCTTCCAGTCAATCACATCACCGGTACCAGGTACGAAACAGTCAATGTGTGCTTTCATTCCATTGTATTCAACTTCAGTTTCAATCAGCACATCTGGATTATCTGCTAACGCTTTCTCAATCTCTGCGTGGATAGCAGTACCCATTATCGCAGCAAGTTTTAATTCGTTGTCATTAGTTTCAGGTTGATCGTTGAGTCGGTACCACACCTTACGGCGACAGCCACCTACCTCTGATGGACCAATCTGTACCTGTGTAGATCGTGAACGCTTCGCGTCCCCTGCACGTAGTGCAGTAAGTAGTAATTCCTTTGGATCAGTTGTTGTCATTGTTATCCTTTTCGTGCAATAGATAAGCAAGTCTACAAGCCATCCAACCTTGTTGAAACCAATGGTGTGCAGCGTATTCTTTTGTTGCAAAGATCTCTTTCATCTCGTGCTTAATGTAAACACTTTCACTATCCATTAGAACTCCTCCCCGCACTCCATACAGATTGCCGTAGCACTAGGACCATCTATAAAAATGATATGTCCCCATATCCAGCAACGTATCTTCTTAAATAGTTTCATTAGTACTCAAGTCCTATGTACCAGAATCCTAATGACAAATCACAATTCCAATTACTAATTTGGAAACCAATAGCAAAACCGCATACCTTGCCACAAGAAAACCAAACCTTCTTGCCTATCTTCTTTTCCATAGCTCCTCCTAGAACCGTTCTTGGACTACTAACTGTATGGGCTTACCAGTGTTAGCGTCAAGCACCGACGCAATCTCTACTGCTTTACGGGCGTGTCGCTTAGCAAAGGCTACGTCCATATCAGGTTTGCAAACTGAATACAGGTAGCCAAGAGCAAGTTGACCCCCACTACCAATGCCATACGCTCCGTGATTTGCTTGGAAAAAAGAGAGATCACAAGCAATACGAAAGATATTGCCGTTAAAAGCAATGAGATAATCAAAGCCACCATCTTTGTCCGCCTTGTTGTAGTCGTAGTTGTTATCGGTAAATGCTTGGTTGATACTGGGTATAACTTTCTTTCCCATAAATTGTGCTGGGTCTTCACCCTTGTACGCCGGAGGCTTCCAGTTATAGGCAAGGATGTCACCTGGCCTAGTATCACCTGATATCCCGATGAGATACTTACCAACCTCAACGATCTTGGGTGTACTGGTCGCTAACGTCACGAGATTATCTTCGGTGATCTGTGAGTCAGCTACTAGAACTGCGTAATCAATACCCTCAAGCGCTGCGATTGTTGTCATACTAGAAGGCTATCACCACTACGGCGTGTCGTCGCGTAGCGACACCTACTAGTCGTTACAATATGAGCCGTGAGGCGAATTAAACAGGCAGGCGCCCTTAAGGGGCGCAGCAGTACCAACCGTACAGTAACCCTGCGGTTCCGTCTACCAACCCTGCCATCGTTTAGATGGCGCAGAGATGCCCTTCCTGAGCCTTTTGGGACCGATCTGCGGGGTTTAGGACCACTTCACATATGTCCGTGTGGCTCACAAGTATTTAATGTTATGGCAAGCTTTGAAGATTACGAGTTAGTCTGGTACTTCCTAGATGCAACCTGTGTTAACTGCGGGAATCTAGTAACAGTTCCCTGTCCAGTTGACGCCCAGTAAAACGGCATAAAAAAAGAAGCCCACCCCTTTCGGGGTGAGCCTCTTCGTTTGCCTCGCGCTATGGGTTACTTAGACCCACGACCAAAGTCTGCTGACTTAGGATCTAGCCACTTCAATAGTGGACCTGCGATTGCAGATACACCTGCTGCTGCTAGTGCCTTTGGATCTGTTACACCTGCAAGGTACAGAGCAAGCACGGATGCTACTGCTGCACGGAGGTATGATGCGAGTACTGCCTTTGTTGTTTTGTTCATTGGTTCTCCTTCTTCTTAGGTAAAGGCTTAACTGCAGCCCTTACTTTGTTGACAGCCTTTGGTTTTCCCAGCCAAGGGAACCAAGGGGAAGTGTCATCTCCACATCCTTCTTTGATTGAGATGTGAAGATGCTTGTTGTGTTTATTGGAACCGTCGTAATCACGGTCACCTTCTGAGGCACGCTCTGCTGACCAGATCTTGCCTTGGAAAATTAAATACTTAACGCGCTTGTCTGCTTTTAGTTCTTGAAATATGTTAGAGCAATCAATGCCACCCAACTTATCGTGGGTTAGATCTACTGCGTAACCAGTATTGTGATCTGAGTTAGGACTCTGACTGATGTGTGCTGCTGATGGCAACAGGCCATCCGAAGCTTTCTTGCGTAATGGCTTGATCGCTGTGGCTTGACGAAGTACAGCAATAGCGGCAGGCGTGGCTTTCTTTACAAGTTTCATCGTTCATCTCTTCCTTTTTGAATCATAATTTGATAGAGAATTTCTACTTTTTCTTCCAGTCTAATGACGGAATCTTTAAGGCTTGATCCAGAATTGGGCTTAAGTTCATTGAGGTAGTGCTTTACAAGCCAACGAACTGCTCCTGCAAATCCACCAATAATTGTCATTACTGCAACAGCTACTGTTGCGTAGTCTTGTGCCTGCATTAGACCGTCCTAATGGTTACTAAGAGCGTTCCACCGTATCCGGTGAATCGCTTATCTGATGGTGTCTTGTTAACAAAGTCCAGCTCTTCGATAAGTCCAAGATAGGACTCACCAGTTCTAAAGTCTTCAACACGAATGGTGTCTCCTAGATTTTCTACATTCTCAAGTTGACTCATACGGTCATAGGCAGAACCTTCAAAGCCAACCTCAACTCCGAAGTGATCTGATTCGTGGTCAAAGCAAGACAATGGATACTGGATAAGTCGTTGACGTGGGATAGCAGGCAAGGCCTTAACTTGATAGCCAGTAAACAGTGGACCCTTTAACGTATCAGTAGTTGAACGAGTCAATGTAAACTGAAAGCCAAGATACTCTTGTGCTGCCTGTGGGTAACTTACGTTTACTTCAGGAACATTTGCACCTTGTGCAAAGGTACCGATGCGTACATAATTGTCAGAAGCATCAATAGAATCAATGTTTAGGCCACCATTGGCAGTGTTAACACGAGCTTGGATTAACTTAAATATCTTTGTCTCTAGTGTGTTGTATCGGATGTAACCAGTACGTAGGTATCCACTTGCTACTAGGCTAGTTGTAGATTCAGCCCAGGTATTATTGCCATTAGTAAATGCTACTCTGTCTGAGTTGCCAAAGAAGGCAACCTGATCTGCAGTAGTTGATGTACCAGCTGCAATCAAGTCCCAAGCCCAAGGGAAAAACAAAGAGTTACCAAGGGCGGTAGTGGATAAATCCACACGGACTAACCCTGCTTCTCCATCAACCTTGGATGTTAAGTAAGCAAAGTTGTCACGGAAAGCAATGTTGTTGCAAGGTGCATCCTTAAATAACAGTGGTCCATACTGAACATCACCACTATTGGGATCTGCAACGCCTACTCTAAATCCAAGATTTGTTGCAAGGATTGCGTAGAGTCCAAGGTATACATCAAAGTCATTGATGCGTTCACCTTCTGGTAAATCAATAATAACTGTAGGCACACTTAGTGTTGGAAAACCTAAAGAGTTAGGCACAGCCGCATCTAAAGTAATCTTAAAGACAGAAGATGAAGTACCGTTTGGATCATAGCCTGATACATAGATGGCTTGTGGTCCTTCTGCGATAGATGACCAGACCCAGTTAGCGTTAGGGTGGGTGTACAAGGCGGTAGGTAGAGCTGCAGAAGCGGTAGCGTTAGCGTTTAATTCGTATAACACATTTCCAATAGCAAGAATCAAGCGCTGCTTAACATAGCGAATGGTAGCTCTAGTAACTGATGGAGTGTTATAGATCTCAGAGTCTGCTGGAGTCACGCCCACTGAACCCTTGTGAACCTTGGTGCCATTGATAAAGTAATAGTTAGAGCCATCAGTTGTAAGGCTATAGATTGTTGAGGCTGTGCCTGCTTGTGTGATAGTTGTTGATGTACCACCAGTAGTAATCTTCTTGAGCGCAGTGCCATCTGTTACATAGATACAGTCATTAGTGCCGTCATTAACACCGATAATCTGAGCAGGTGCTGCTCCTGCATAGAATGAAGCAGTGTCGTTGAGTAGGGTTGCCTGTCCTCTAGTCCAAACATCTACACCCTTTGACTCTGTGTACTGGAATCGAAGTGACTCTTCCTGTACTGGTTCAAAGAACTTAATGCCAGCGCCAAGGTGGAAAGATGACTGAGATCGTAGCCACCAACCGGTAAGCGTCTGCTCACCTGGTTCACGAGATTGGTCAATCTGTTGCTTACGATACTGTGCTGTGACACGACGATAAGGTGCATCATCAGAGTTCAGCAAGAAGAACGGTAGACCAGCAATGGCTACATCGTATGCCTCACCAGTAGACGAGAAGTTGGTGGCACCCACTGGGTTTGATAGGACGTAGGGTATTCCCTCTGTGATGTCGTCGCCGTAGGCCACTGTGTCTCCTTATGGTATCTTTTGGGTATGAAGCAGATCATTAAATTTGAAGCAAGAAATGAATATGGTTGGGATGTAGCTGAACGCCCTTACCCTGCCAGTCAATCAGTTCCTGATTGGTGGAAGGCTATGACTCCGTATAGCAAAAGTGAAGATAATCCTGATGGTAAAAAACTTATAGTAAGAAACTTTGAATCAAACGCTTCACCTAAGAAATGCGTTCCAATGTTGGACGCAATGCTTTCGGGTTACATAATCCCACTATGGTCTGATGTTCAAGTTACCAATGATGGACAGAATGGAAAGTCTTTAACTTGGAGAGCACGTGAAGATATCTTCCAAGCCCACGGTTTTGATGCAGCCAATGTTGAAACACCTATTGGATACAGCAATCAAGTCTTTAAGTTTATGAACCGTTGGAGAATACATACACCCAAAGGCTACTCGTGTTTAATCACTCAACCTTTTGGCTATCGCCAAACTGGGGTACAAGCAATACCAGCAATTGTTGATACCGATGTAAGCAGCTTAGAGATTCTTCCGCCTGTTTGGTTTGCAGAAGACTTTGAAGGAATACTAGAAGCCGGTACACCTATGGTGCAGGTCACTCCTTTTAAGCGATCAGACTGGAAAGCAGAGTACTCTTATCTTAAAGATGGCGAGTATGAACGCATTGAAGAGAAGAACTTTCGTCGCCACATAGTTAACCACTATGTCAGAAAGGTTTGGCAGAAGAAAGATTATTCTTGATAATCCATACTTGGTAATCGTTTTCAATTACTTCGTACTCTTCTTTAATTGACTCTAGGAATCTGTCAATCCCTGCCTTTGTTTCCTGACCATTCTCTGAATCAGTCAATAGATAGTCATCAAGTGCCATAATCCCATTAGGTTTTAATAAACCCCAGGCATACCTTGCATCTGCAAAAACACCTTCTTCAGAGTGGTCACCATCAATATAAATAAAATCAAACTTTAGATCTTGATTCTCTTGAAGCCATTTTGCACTGTCTGATTTTACTTTGATAATCCGAGGAAAATAAAATTCTATAATGGAGTCAAAGAAGTTTTCTGATTCTGGATTTATCCAGTGGTCAACGCAGGTAATTGTAGAGCTAGGATGGGTCAAGATTGTATTAAGCATCCCACTTGCACTACTGCCTGAGTGACTACCAATTTCAAGAAACTTAAGATCTGGCTTGCCTATGTAGTTACTAAGGTTCTTAGTAAAGATCTTATTGATACCGTTTATATAAAAGTAACCTTGTTTCACCCTAGATCCCAAGACTGATTTGTCTCATTCCAAACATATACATCTTCTTGTACATATGTCCAGAACTCTTCTTGGTCAGGTGTGTAAGGGTTTTCGGTTACTGGATATGGAACTGGTGAGTCCCATTTTCCAGTTGTTGTATCTAGTATCCAAGAAGGATAAGGTTGCTGATGAATAAAGCCATCTAGGTTTTCATCATAGACCATACCAATTCCAGCAAAACTTATTCTGTAAGGAGTACCGCCAGCGTGATGAACGCCACCATTGGTGTTATAGGAAGTGCGCTTACACTTTAGCCCACTTACTTCTGCGTAATGGGCTTCCCAATCTGTGATTCCATCAACAACTTCATCTTCGTTTCTACCTGTTATTACTTGGAGAACAACATTGTTTTCATCCATTAAAGCATAATGCGCCATTAGATTGTCACCGTTCCTGTTCCACCTGTAAATTGGTAAACGCGATATCCACTTCGTGTTGGTTGTGTATATGACAGTCCACCACTAATTGAAGTTAATGCAGCGAAACTATCAGGATAAGCAATAATAACTATGCCTGAACCACCATTAGAAACATAAGTTCCAGAGAATCCACCGTTACCACCACCGCCACCGCCGGTGTTTGCAGTTCCACTCTTTATTGCTAATGTATTTCCTGGTGCTGTATTGCTACCTGCTGGTCCACCGCCAGAACTACCAGTTCCAGGAACCAAAGTTCCACCATAGTTGATGAAGGCACCACCGCCACCACCGCCTGCTCTACCAACTGATGTTCCGTTAATTGATGATGCAGCTCCTGCACCACCGTTACCACCTGTTGCGACAGGACCAGGTGAAGTTGTAGTACCAGTTCCACCAGCACCACCTGCTCCACCACCACCGCCTGCACCACCGCTACCTGGGTTTGAGTTACCAGTGCCACCAGCATTTCCTTGACCAGAAGTTCCTGAGCCAGCAGGAGCGCTGTAGTTACCAGCACCTGAACCGCCACTAGCTGCGGTTACAACTGAACCTGGGTTAACTACTTGTAGTCTTCCGCCACCTATTGCAGTGACGCTTGAGAATACTGAATTTGAACCATTAGATGTTCCATCAGATCCTGCACCGACAGTTACTGTGTAAGAACTTCCTCCAGTAACAGCAATTGAAGATGCAAGATAACCACCAGCACCGCCACCACCAGTAGATTGTCCAGTAGAGTTAACTCCACCGCCACCTGCAATAACCAAGTAATCAACACTTGAAGGTTTTGCAGGAGCAGGAGTTACTGAGTTAGATGCAGCAGATGCTGTTGAAACTCCATTAGCATTAGTTGCTGTAACTGTAAATGTGTAGGCAGTTCCAGTAGTTAATCCTGAAACTGTAATTGGACTTGTTCCTGTTCCTGTCTGGCCACCAGGAGATGAAGTAGCTGTGTATGCAGATACTGCTGCACCACCTGTAGCACCAGCAGTGTAGGTAACTGTTGCTGTTGTTGATGTGGTTGTTGCTGCTGTACCAATAGTAGGAGCTTGCGGAACAGTAGTTGCAGTAATGCTATTAGAAGCTGCAGATGCAGCGCTATTACCACGAGAGTTAGTAGCAACAACAGTAAATGTATATGAAGTGCTTGATTGCAAACCAGTAACAGACAATGGAGAAGAAGCACCTGTTGTTGCAAACCCACCAGGGCTAGAGGTTACTGTGTAAGAAGTAATAGGTAAACCACCGTCAAAGGCAGGAGCAGTAAAGGTTACATCTGCTCGCCCATTGTTATAGGCACGACCTGACGGCACATTGGTAGCTGTTCCAATACTTGGTGCTCCTGGCACCTCACGTGAAGATGATGCAACTGTTCCAAGGATTCTCATTAGGCGCTAGTATCTCCAATCAAGATCCAAGAATTTGTACCAGTTTTAATAAGAGTTCCCATAGACCATTGAGTTCTAAGACTTAAGAATCCATCAGCAGCATTGACTGTAACGCCAACTGCTCCAGCAACTGTTACTTTGCCAACACCGGATTGAGCAATAGTAATCTGAGTCCCAGTAGCAAAAGGAATGGTTGCGTTAGTTGGTACGGTTAAAGTAATTGCTGATGCGTTAGTAAGATTTACTAGATCTCCAGCATCGCTGGCAACCAAAGTGTATGTAGTTCCAGTTTGATTATTAAGTGGGATAGTTTCATTGAGTCCTGCTTCAAAAGCGTTAAGAGCTTCAGATACAAAAACGTGCTTTACTGTTGCACCACCTGAGTGTGAGATTCCGCTAGTTCCTGATTGAGCACGAACGATAGTAAAAGTATCAGAAGAGTTAGCAGTGATAAAAACAATTTCTTCATTGATAGTATCTGGGTCAATAGCAATTGAGAAGGTGTCAATGTTGCCAGATGCAAGAGTTACACCGCCGAGAAGGGCGGCACCGGCACCAGTAGCCACAGTCATAGATGTAGCAGTACTTGAGATACCAGAGGCCAGCGTTGTTTCTACGCTGATACTTGAGTATTTACGTGTCATTGGTTTTCCTTAACGGGTGTAGTGGATACGGATTGGATATTTGTCAGCTAACTTTAATGCTTCTTCGTTGAGTCGCTGTTGGAATAAAGCAAAGATATAACGAGATGCGGCAACTCCAGCAGATGATGGAATCTTGGAATCGTTTAGATCCGCTTCAGCACTAGAGAGATTGATTCGTCCTGCGTCAAGATAAGACAGTAACTTGTATGCGGCTCCCAGTACGACAACATCCTTGCAAGAATCTGGTAAGCCAGATACGTCAGCAAAATCATCTGTGTTGGCGTCAAGAGTGTTAGGGGTTGCTGTATACCAAACTTGAATTGTACGACCAGGCTGTACGTTCTCATAGATGTTAATTGTATTCTGTGTGTTAAAGGTGGCAGCGTTTGCCATACCATCTAAGCGCCAACGGTTTACCGGTAGCCATTCTTGGCTAGAACCTGTCGTCTGCCAAGAGATAAACAAGACATCTTCGCAATCATCAGGTAATGGGTATGTAGTCTGAGATGCGTTAAAAGTAAATGTGTAAGAAGCAGCAATCCATAGTTTAGGATAGAAGCTGTTGATCGTATCGTTGATAGCCTTCTTGATGTTGTTGCGTGGGAAAGTTGGAGATAGGGTTACTTGAGCATACTGTGCGTGAGGTGATGCTGTGGTTCCTTGAAAGCCACGACCAAATCCTGGTACTACGTTAAGGTTATTGTTGGCCTTATCAAAGGAATCAATCCAGATGAGTTCGTCATCAATTTCAATAAGACCTTTGGCTAGGTTAGAAGATGAGCCAACAGTGATCTCAGTGCTAGTAGTAGTTAGACCAGCAGCATTAGCAACATATGTAATACGGTCCTGACGTAGTGAGTAACCTTGTAGGTTAGCCTTTACTTCATCAACCAGTTCGTCCAGTGTTGGCATTATTTCCTCTCATACCAGCCATCTCCCCATAGAGTTAGCAGTCGTGCAAAGTATTGCTCGTATTGTGGTGCGATAGCATCTAATGAATATAAAGATACTGCTCGCTTGTGTATTGCTACTGGGTCTAAGTCCTTAACCCACTCTGTAGCTACTGCAAACTCCATTGCATTTCTGCAACGGTATCCAGTAACACCTTGTGGATTAGTTTCTGTAAACGCACCCCAGTCTGTAGTAATCGTTGGAGTACCACAGGTTTGTGCTTCGATAACAACGTTACCGAAAGGTTCTATGTAGAGCGTTGGAGCAAATAGGGCGATAGCACCACCCATTAACTTTGCTCGTTCTTCTGCTCCTACTGGTCCTACCCACTCGCCGTATTCAATCTTAGGATCTTTACCAGGACCTGCCATAATCAGCTTGAGTCCTAGTTCCTTGCATACGTGCTGGGCTACAACTAAACCTTTGCGATCTACCATACGTCCAACGTATAGGTAGTAATCTTCTTTCTTCTCCTGTAACGGGAACATCTCAGGTTCTAAATATCCTGGAATTACCGCATCATAGAAGTTGCCATCTACTGTTGTTGGGTTCTTAAACATTGCATAGATACTGTGCATCCAAGCGTATGACTCAAAGACTTTATACTTACTAAAGATTCCACCATAGCCAACACCAAACTCCACAGTGATGTGGTTTGGGTAAGCATCTGCAATGGGCTTTTGTGAAGCACCACCGATAACACAGATAAAGTCTTTCTGCTCTAGGCGCTTGCCTAGTTCCTTGATGGCATTACCATTAAAGATCTGCCAGTGTGGAAGGTTAGAATCAAAAGCAGCTTCGGTAAAGTGTTTACCATCTAGTGCTTCTTCACGCTGCTCATTTGTGATGCAAGTAATTAACTCATCACACGGTGCTTCGTTTTCTTCACCAGCATAGAGATAGACCGTGTGGCCTAACCCTTTCATCATCATACAGAATCGGCGTACCTTTTCTGTATAGGCGCAGTTGACATAATCTTTGGTTGTCTGCGTGTGAGGCAAACTCATAACGTGGAATCTCATACGAGAATCTTACGCTGAAAGGTCACCAACTAGCACCCAAGTATCGGTTGCTCGCTTGATGAGTGTCGCAGAAGACCACTGAGCACGAAGTTTTAATCCTGGCGTAGCGTTAATAGTTACGCCACCTGTAGCTACAACTGTCATTTGACCTGCTCCTGTTTGAAGAAGGCTAATCTGTGTACCTACCGCAAAAGCAACTGATGAGTTTAATGGGACTGTTAGGTTGTTTGCAGAAGCGTTGCTGATTTCAACCAACTTGCTTGCATCTGAAAGAACCAAAGTATATGAAACAGTCTGAGCGTTAATGACTAGTCCTGGGTCACCAGATGGACCAGTCGAGCCAGTTACACCCGTTGGCCCTGTAGGTCCTGTTGGACCTGTTGCCCCTGCTGGACCTGTAGCACCTACCGCACCAGCGGTTCCTGTTGCACCAGCAGGTCCTGTTGGACCTGTAACACCGTCAATGCCATTAGTCCCTGTAGGTCCTGTTGGACCTGTAACACCGATTGGACCCGTAGCTCCTACTGGGCCTGTTGCTCCTGCGGGTCCTGTAGACCCTGTAGGCCCCGTTGCACCGATGGGACCTGTAGGTCCAACAACACCAGCGCTAACAATGGCTAAGAATATATTTTCATTGTTAGCAAATCCTGTAGTTCCAGTACCGCCAGAAGTAATGAGGGTTACTGGTACCTCAACATAACTGTTAGTAATAACAGTAATCGCAGCAGAGACTTCCCACTTTTGATAGTTAGCAGAGTTGTTTCTATCTTGAATTATAAGAATATCGCCAACAGAAAGAATGTTTAGGAATAGATCAATGTCAATGTTGTCAGCGTCAATGTGGTTAATGTTAATTTGTGTAGCAGAAATCTGAGTTGCATTGTTCCATATCAAATGCTGACTGCCAGGATCACCACTTGTAATAGTAGTCTTAGCCTTATAGTCATAGAAGCTAGATGACTGACCGTTCGCTCCAGTAGGCCCTGTAGGGCCTGTAGCGCCCGTAGGGCCTGGAACAGTGCTGTCTGCACCTGTTGGACCAGTAGGCCCTGTAGGGCCTGTAGGCCCTGTTACTCCTATTGGACCAGTAGCTCCTACTGGACCCGTGGCACCAATTGGTCCAGTCGGTCCGATGCTTCCTGTAACTCCTGCAGGTCCTGTTGGACCTGTATCTCCCGTAATGCCCGTAACGCCTGTGGGTCCTGTAGTTCCCGTGGCTCCGATAGGACCCGTGGCACCAGTCGGGCCAGTCGGTCCAGTAATTCCCACATCACCTGTTACTCCCGTCGGACCAGTAGCTCCGGTGACACCTTGTACACCTGTCGCACCTGTTGGTCCAGTTGCTCCCACAGGACCAGTTGGCCCTGTTGGTCCAGTGTTACCTGGAGCACCTTGTGGGCCTTGATCCTGCGAAAATTCTACTGCTACTTGTGGCGTAATTGATTCAATAACAATTATTGTGCTCACGTGGTCACCGCCCCTGTTACGATAAATTTACCTTCAAGTATGCGTGTAACTACGCTACCTGAATCTACTACTAGATCATATGAATAACGGCTAGCAGTAATAGCGCCAGTAGTTGCTGCGCTAAGAGTTACTGTGATTCGACCATTAGGTCCATCAATAGCAATGCGTCCATTGTCATTGGTTGCTACTACAGTTGTAGTAGATGCACCAACGAATGGGCGCACTGTCATAGTGACATCATAGTTGGTTAGGTTCCAAGGAGTGTTGTCATTGAGAACCTGAAACTGAAAATTAAATGTGGTTGCTTGGTCACAGACCAAGTTATATTTAGCACTCAAGATGACACCGCTCTGAGAGCTTGCGCTGCAGGTAGTTGAAAAGTGCCAGCGATGAGATTGCATACGCCGCTGTAATCAAGGCGATTATCACTAGTCGTACCCGCAATCGCATTTAGAACTCCCACTGTATCTGTTAAATTTGTAGTTACTGAGCGTTGCGTTGCCCATTGCTTTGCAGCAAGGGCTTCGCCAACCATTTCGCCTGGTGCTCGATAGGTGCCACCATTAGCCAAACGATTAAGTTCATCTAATAACGTTGTGCCGTATTGTCCTAGTGCCACCTATTTACCTCACTTCTTCTTTTTACGAGACGCTGCTGCGTTATCTACTAAGTTTGGATAAGGTCGTCCTGCTGCCTTAGCCCGTGCTTTTGCTGCCGCCTTTTGTGCTGGCGTTAATGTCTTTGACTTTTCTTTAGGGTTCTTCTTATCCCAGAAAGCTACTTTCTTTTTCATTTGCAACTACAATCCCAAGCGCGAAGCGACTTGTTTATTCTTGAGTTCGGATCTTTGGCTGTCTTACTAGAAGTGTTCTTGGCTTTCATCCCACACATACGACCACAGAAAGACTTACGTCTTCCTGCAGACTTAGGAGACTTAGCAGCCTCAGCCTTCTTAACTGGAGGCTTGAGGTTCATACCCGCAGCCTTGGCAGAGGCACGACCTTTTGCATTCAGGCCACCCTTGGGGTTCTTACCTTCTGCTCTCTGCCACGCTGGAGATTTTGCCATTTACTTTTTCTTACCCATTCTCTTCTTGGACATCTTTGCTTGAGACATTGCAATAGCAATTGCTTGCTTCTTGCCTTTAACTACTGGACCTTTACTAGATCCTGAGTTCAAAGTACCAGCCTTAAACTCTTTCATTACTTTGGCAATCTTTGCCTTCTTAGCAGCCTTGTTCATTTAGCACTTACAAGACTTCTTTGACTTACCACACTTCTTGCACATTCCTGCCATTGGCTTCTTCTTCATTACTTTGCTGCCTTTCCCATAGCTCCGGTTTGGACTGATTCATAAGACTGAAACTTCATTGCACCTTCGTATTGCTTATCTGGTGTTGGGTATTTAGTGATATCTTCTTCGTAGTTTTCCATTGTTACTCCTTAAATGTCATTGAGATCCCATCGAAAGCTTTACCAGCCTCGTTGGAAAGTTGAACTGCTGCGTTTATATCTTTACTCTTTGTTGAACGTGGTTCTATACCCTGTCGCGTAGCATCGTAATAAGACTGTAGTTCCTTATCGTGTTGCTTAGCTGTAGGTATACCTCTGTGGTTTGCCACACCTACGCTCAACTCTAGTTCTCCTACCTTGCAGCCAAAGCATCCCTCAACATACTCAGGATGCGTGGTGCGTCTATGTAAACTCATACTGGAGTTAACCAACTTCCATATCCTGCAGCGGTAAGTACCCCTGCTTGGTAATCGCTGATCTCATACTCGTGACCACCAAGGAAGTAATAGCTAGCTGCTGCTAAGTCATCTTGGCTTGGAGTTAAAGTTAAAGTTACTGTAGTTCCATTAACGATTAAAGTTTGACCTCGTGGGATATCTGTCATACTAGGAGCAATAGCTCCACTGCTAGTTCCACCGTTAAAGCGACGACCTGCAAGGCGTGAGTACGGAGTAAACTCTGTATAGTCTGCGCCCCAAGTTTGCCACACGTAGG